CATTTTGTCAGTCCAGATTGTTCATAACTTACTGGTAAAAAATTACTATTAGATTCATCATTATTAGAATGATGCCAATTACTTTTAAATGATGTATTCATAACATCATCCCAAGTATTTCTTTTAGGATCTTTTTTAAAGTTATGAAGCATCTCATTTAAAATGAGATCTTTATCATAGTCCTGTTTAGTTATTTTTGTTTTCCAAACAGGACAAGAAAATATATTGTAAAAATCACTCATAGTTAAAAATAATATTGCTTCTGAATTCAGAATCAGTACATGTCGTACTACAATGAGGTTTTGCTGGATTGAAAAATAATGCTCTGTTTGATATAGAACGAATGCTTATAGCATTCTCATCATCTTCTTTTAATAACGTTGACCCATCATTAGTATTTAGGTAGACTATACAACCTCTATGATCCCAAAGCATATCTGTATGCCAGTCGTGGCGCACGATCTTAGTAGTTTTGGGAAACAAATTTAATTGAATTCTAAAAAATTTTTTAGTTTTAATTTTTTCTATAATAGGAGCAAGATAGTTGTAGTAATCACTGCATGTTTCGTTATCAAGGAAAAAATTATGGGTAAAATAAATCCCGTCGTCTGAAGACGCCGATGCTACTCGGTGCTTCAAATACAACGGGAAATATGGATTGTTTATTGTTTGTTTAGTTAGTTGTTCAAACTCTTCACTATTGAGGAAATTTTCCTCTACATTGTAAAACATTTATTAGACTGTATGTCGAATGCGAACAATTCCGGGACCGCCAGCACCACCCTGTCCATTACCACCACCATTATACCAGCCGCCTCCTCCGCCGCCACCAGTGTTAACTTGTCCTGGTTCACCCCAACCTTGTCCACCGCCACCTGCATATTGCGATGCTCTAGATGCACCACGACCACCACCACCAGGAGCAGCAGGAGTTGTGATAGGAGCATTGGCATAGTTTTCGTGGGTTCCACCACCACCGCCGCCACCAACAGTTAAACCATTATAAGTTACACCATCACCACCAACTCTTCCATTACGTGTGTTATTCGGGTTAGCACCACCGCCACCACCACCAGTGTGAGTACCAGTGTGAGTACCTGATGTTAAATTACCGCCATTATATCCAGGGTTGCCCAACGTCTGTCCGCCACCCGGAGCAACTCCCTTTGTAGCAGTACCACCTTGTGCATCAGGACCAGGACCTGTGCCACCACCACCTGATCCCCCATTAGTTCCTTGTTCGTTTGTAGATCCACCCCAAGATCCAGCAGAACCACCACCATATGCAACATGTGTTCCGAATTGTGAATTGGATCCGTTATTTCCTTTAGGAGAAGGATATCCAGACAAAGGACAAACACCACCTGCTCCAACTTCTACTGTATAACTACCAGCAGTAATTGGATATGCGGAGTGATAGCATACACCGCCACCTCCTCCGCCACCACCAATAATACCACCCGGTCCACCACCAGCAGCAACTAAAACTTCTGCAGTTGCGCCCGAAGCAGCACCAGTAACATTAAAATTGAATTGACCAACACTAGAAAAAGTGTGAATTTTATATCCACCAGAAAATGTGATTTCTCCTCCAGTAGCACTAATCAAACCAGAACCAGCACTACCAGCACTAATCCATTGAGATCCATCAGAAACTTGAATAGTCGATGATGTTGTGTCGTAAATAGTTTTGCCTGCTGCATGAGCAGGTCTTGTATCTGGTGAAGAACTATAAGAAGGTAGAGTCAATCCATTAGATAATGTAATAGTTCCTACATTTAAAGCAGACATAGTTAAAAATGAATGAGTTTCTTTTCTTTATCTATTTATCAAACAATAGACCAGTTGCCGACAACATCAATTACAACTCCTGGATTAATTGTAATTGGTCCTACAGACATTGCATTAGTATTTGCTGGAATAGTTGTATTTGCAGAAAGAGTAGATGCGGAGGTTTTAATAATACCCGCGCTATCAATCCACTGAGGTGAATCATTGATGTACATGATACCAGTAAGACCGAAGTGTCCATCATTTCCACCACCACCAACTTGTAGATCATAGTCAGGGTCTCCAGTAAATCCACCAACACTAGAATCTGGGTTAACCCATACTTTCGACTCTCTGTAGATATCCAGTTCATTATCAGATTCTGTCCATCTGGAAGTAACGAACTCAGCATTGTTCTGGAAGACCAGACCATTGATGTTGATATCGCCTTGGATGTTTAGTTGATATTCTCTTTGTACTTGCGGTGATACTGTGGTGTCAGTTCCCCCAAATAGCAGAGTATTAATAGCAACTCTATTTCCAGTACCTTGAATAGCAAGTGCTGGAGTTGTTTTCCAAATTAAAGCACCACTAGCACCATTATTTGGAGTAATTTCAAAAGTATCTGATTGTAGAAGTTGATTACCAACTCTAAAGTTACTAATATAGTTACCACCACCTGCACTACCACCTGTAGCGCCAGCAAATATAACAGGAGCTCCAGCATTAGCATCTGCTCTTCCGATGTTTAGAGCATTTTTAATTCTTCCTGAACCATTTACATCTAGTTCAAATCCATCGTTAGCAGTCATGTTGACTCCAACGTTTCCATTTCCAGTTATAGTTAAAGCATTAGCAAAATTTGCAGTGCTAAAACGCATTGCTGCAGTAGTTGTCAGACCAGTAAATAATTGTTTGAAGTAAACATCCCCGACACTATTGTCGTATTGAATTTCAAATCCTTCAGAACTCGCAAGACCATCTTGACCCAATAATTGAATTTTGGGATCGCGATCACCATCAGTTGCATACATTCTGAAGATTGCATCCTGATCTGCCGTCTCTACAACCAAGAGTTTTACAGCAGAATCAGAAGTAGTTGTGCCAATATTCACATTGGCATTCGTAGAATCTACAAACAATGTGCTTGTTCCTACTTGTACATCAGTACCTACTGTGATATTACTCAGGAAATCTGCTCTTCCAGAAGTTTGAAGTGCTTGATTAGCAGCTGTAACTCCACCAATAGTCAGCGATCCTGACATGGTGTCTCCCGCCTTGAGTACGTTCAAGGATGCTGCACCAGTTACGGAAGCAGTAATTGTTCCAGCAGCAAAGTCACCCGATGCATCACGAATAACAGCAGTGGAAACAACATTAGAGGAATTAAATGTAACGTTTCCTTCGTTCCAAATTTTATTTCCTAATATTGTGAGAGCATCTGGACCACTAACTTTAATTTCGAGTGCGCCACTACTATCAGTAGCATTTCCACCTGTAGCAATAAATGCGGAATTATAATTGGCAGCTGCTAATTGAGAAGAATTAAAGTAGATTGAAGGAGATGAATTGAAACCATCGGTTCTACCTAAGTTTAAAAGAGCATTTCCACCAACACTACTAAGTCCACTAACTTCAAATGTTCCGTCAGGAAGACCATCTGCATTATCATCAAGATCAGAAATACTGAAGTCTTGGAATAAGTAATTAATAGCAGTAGTACCAATTGATATCGCACCGGTACTAAAAGAACCAGCTGTTAAAGTTCCCGTAATAATTGTATAATTATTAAAGGCATCATTAACATCTTGATAAGGTTGGATCTTAGTAATAGAAATTGAACCTTGTGCAAGACTTTGTGCGTCATATAAGTTTACTGTTAGTCCTGCTAAGAATGGAGTGGATGTTAAAAGTTCGTCTCTAACAAGAATTTTATATCTTGGGAATCCACTCCAATCAAGAATACGAACCGAAGTTTGGAAATCTTTTGCCGTTTGATGATCTGGTAGTCTTTCATCACTGAAGACACCATCGTTCATGTGAACAGCATTTTGATAGAACTCTCCTTGACGACTATCTAATCTGTCTGCGTCTAAACCAGATCCCGTACCATCATTTTCTGATGACCAAATTTTTGCCCAGGTTCCAAATGTTGCTAGAGAAGAACCAGAACCACGGAGGTACATGTTATCATTATCAGTGAATGCAAGTTGTCTTACACCACCGAATGTAGTATCAAAACCAGAACCGCCATTTCTAATGGATAATGTTATGTGTCTTGTGCCACCATCAGATAGAGCGTCTGCTGCATTGTTTCTAGTATCTGCAATAATACCAACGTTAAATGCATCTGGAGTCGGATTTGAAGTTGGGTTAGATGTAGAAGAATTTAGTCGGATAGCATTACCAGCCTGACCAGAAATACTAATGTTATATGTGCCAGAAAGTCTATCTGTTGGAACAGTTCCAGTAAATAGGTTGCTTGCACTTGTATAGAACGAACCTTGTGCTCCATCAAGTAAGTCAGCATCTAATCCACTATCTGCTCCAGTCTTAAGTTTGATGGAACCATTTCCATTAACTCCAATAAAGAATTGATCTTTATAGAATCTACCAACACCAATTGTTCCGTATTCGTCTGCAGAAATTGTTAGATTAGAAACTCTCGCGATATCAATAGCAGTGTTTGCATATTGTCTATTAACTGTACTAATCTTAGCAAGTAATAGTAATGATGTTCCGCTGCCAATTGCAGCAGGAGCTCCCGTAACTGTAAAGTCAGAAATATAACCAGAACCAGAATTTGTAAGAGTTAAATCAGTTACACTACCCGCAGATACAATAATGTTGACTCTTAAATTTACTCCGCTTCCGCCATCTAGTTCTACATCAAAGTATTGACCATCAGTAAATCCTGAACCGCCGTTTGCAATAACAACGTTATCAACAAATTCTCCCTGTGTAAGTGTAGATTCAAAAGTGAGTGGTGATGCTCCTCTTTCAAATTCAATAACTGTATTGACAGGAATTGTTGCTGTTAGTGGGTTATCAATACTAACTGTAGTTGTACCAGATGCAGTAAGAATTCCTGAAATATTTGTATTTGCTGGAATTCCACTAATGTTTGCTACAACTTCGTGTCCAAGAAGAACATTAGAATTAGTTGCAAAAATAAGTTGAGAACTACCACTACTTGCTTGTGAAGTTAACTTAGCAAAGTATCTTGTCTCTGCACCCTTAATAGATTGAAGAACTGGTGCGTATGCTTGATCTCCTCTAAGGAATGTAAACGAGTTTGCAGCATCCGAAGCAAATGCTAATCTTGCTGTAGAAATTACACCTGATGTAATATCATTAGCAGCAATTTGATTAGAGGATAGAGATACCCAGTTATTAGTATCATTAGCAGAAGTGTTAACAACTCTTATAATGTTAATTTCTTCTGCTGGAACGTCACTACTATCAATAGTGTCAGTATCTTCAATCTTAATGTTATTAACAATATCTCCATATAGTCTACTTTCAATTAAAGCATTACCTTGTGCTTGTGTTCCAGAACCAGCAGGAGCAGCAAAAGTAATTACAGGAGCACTAGTGTATCCTTTACCACCGATATAACTATTAAATAGTTCGATTTGTACAAGAACAACAACGCCATTTGCAATTGAACAAGTAGCATTCGCACTCACAGCACCTGCTTGTGGGTTACCTCCAGAAATAGTAACAACCGGAGGAGTTACATATCCAGAACCACCATCGGTAATGTTGATCTGATAAACTACACCTTCTCTATATTCAGTTGCTTGAATCTTACCATTAGAAATGTCTCCCGTAAATACATCACCAATTGTAAATTGTATTGTTGGATCTACATTGAATGAGATAAACAAACTATCATTATCATTGTTTAGAATGAATGACGTTGATGTATCCTGTTGAATTGCAATATCACCAGCAAGTGCTCCTTCAATAGCAACTCTTTCTGCTTGGTTTGCAACTGTGAAGACTTGGAAAGGACGTAGAGGTGGAATCTGATCTTCCGAGATTTTACCAGAATCGGTAAGTTCTACAAGTGCTCTAGGAACTGGGTTTGTAGAATATGGTTTGTTGAGATATGGACCAAGGTTATTAGTAATAAAATCCTTAACTGCCTTCTGTGTAGGTAGTTTGGAATCAGTACTATTAGCACCACCTAATGTATTAGATGCATCGAAACCGGTAACAACAACGTCACCACCTTTTAGTTTAAGGAACTCAACTTCCGAGATTGTAACTGTACCTGTAAAGGTGATGTTACCAGTTCTGTTCTCAATTCTAGCGAAAGTACCAACCTTAAAGTCGCCCAGTTCGTCAGTACCAGAAACATATGTTCTACCATAGTTTTCAGAAACTTGCTCATATGCTTCAACTTTAGTTCCGCCATTCTCAGGCAGTGCATTATAGTTAGTTCCCGAACCTGCGAATTCCCACGTATGTGAGGACGAGTTAACAATAGATGGTCTATGGAAGTTAATAGTTTCGCCTACTAAATCACCAACAGCAACAACACTACCAGTAGCAATATTTTTAAATTCTGCTCCGCCACCAGAACCAGACTCCATAGTCAATTGCGCGGAGAATGGAGGACCAACGGTTACTCCTTCAACAGCATCAATAAAATATTCTATGTCAGGATTTACATTTTCAAATCCATCAATTTTAGCAACATAATGCTCAAGTGGTTCTCTACCAAGTCCACCTACGGTAAAGATTGTTCTTCCTGTTGGAGTAGAAGATACGTTGGTAATTTGACCAATATCAAATTCGTATGGATCTTTACGGAATCCCGTTCCTCTTAGAGCAAACTGACCAAAGTTTGTAGCAGAGTTGGTAATTGAACAATAACCACCAGACTCAGCAAGAACACCATCGGCACAGAAAATAACGAATACAGAAACTAACTGAACATAACCATCATTGCTAATCTTGTAACCTGTACCACCGAATGAGACGATTGTGAATGCCGATGCAACCATCGACTTACCCTGATTGGGGAAGGATGCTGTTCCGTCTAACTCAAGACCAGGGAAGGGGCAGTTAGGTTGCTTAACCTTATCTCCATCAACCTCAGCACCGCCACCACCTAGGAAGGAGATAACCGATGCGTTCTGGGTATATGGAGATGCCTCGATAATTGGGTTATCAGCAAAATCTGATCTTGGTGTAATTTTTAAACCAGTGGAATCATAGATTACGCTATCAGGATAACTAATAATTGTAGAAGTATCATATAAAGTTCCTGTGGTTTTTGCTGTAGCACCAGGTAAAATAACTCCAGATAAAATATCATCAAGGAGAGTGAATGCTGTCGTAATAGAAGCTTCTACGTTTGCACATAATGGAGCTCCTGCAGGATCAGCAAGAATTGTTAAATCTGTAAATTGCGGAATGTCAGAATTAGAAAGTGTGATTGGAGTACTTGCTGCATCTTTCCAGTTTCTCATTGCAGCAATGCAGAGATCCCTTGCTTGCTCGAATGCAAATCTGGTTGGTGCCAGTTCTGATGCAGGAATTCCAGTTAATGCTGCTCCGGTAAAGTAACGTTCTGCTGCATCAACAATGCCATAGTTTCCACCTAGAGTTAGGTCTCTAATTATAGCGCCAGTAATTAAGTTAATATCTCTACGACATTTACGCTCATCAATATTACTTAATCCAAGACTAGGATATTGAATGATTGCTCTCTTGTATGCTTCATCTGCAATCAGATCTCTATTTCTAGCAATTAGATAAACGCCATCTAGATATGTTCCATTAGTGTTGTTGGCAAGAACATCTACAAAAAGATATGCTAGTGTGTCTATAGCAGATCTGACATTCGCACAAGCTTCAGTGGGATCTAAATCATCGATAATCGTTGGATCGAAATATCTATCAAGAGAAGAATATACTGGAGTATAGATAGGATCACTTAGTAAACCAGTTCCAGTACGCCACTTTCTCATGGCAAAGATCATTAGTTCTCTAGCATATTCTAAAGCACGTACAGTTTGGATACTTTCGTTATTTACAAAATCAATTTCTGTGTTAGTTGCATCAATATATTTTTGAGCAGCATCGATAACATTATAATTACTGCCAAATTCCAAGTCTCTTAGAATTGCATTAATGAAGTGGCGAACGTCTCTACGACACTTGTCGTCGCTTACAGGTATGCTAAAACTAGGATAGGTCTTTTGGGTAACAACACCATCAATTGTGCATTCTAGGAGCAAATCAGAAATTTTTACGGTTGCATCTTCAGACAGAGCTCCAACTGGAGTTGTAAGTGTTACAACTGCTTCGCCAGTAACAACGTTGTTCCAAACAAAGTTAGAAACTGTATAGGTCTGTCCCCCGTATACAACTGATCCACCACTTACATAATCATGAATAAATCTTGATGTTCCAAGATAAATTTTAAATTCAGAACCACCAACAGATAGAGAATTGCTACTAGATCTTACAAAAGTGTGTGCTGATTGTGGAAGATGCTTAACAGCGTTTGATGTTGCTCCAATAAATGTATGATTAGACTGAGGTTCGTGCTTAACTGCATTAGATGTTGCCGTCACAAACGTATGTGCATATTGTTGACCAGCAGGAGAGGCACCAACATTAATTGTTAATGTTCCTGTTTGTCTTTCGACACCATTGCTAACTGCACTAACAAAGGTGTGAGCACCAGCGTAAGAAGATCCACCAATATTAATATCAAAAGTATCTCCGGTTACGTTAGAGATCTCTAACCAACGACCAGATGGATAATCATAACCTGCACGAGGATATGACTTAGTAATTGTATTTCCATCTAGAACACAAGTATATGATAGTGAATCATCACCAATTTTGATGTAGTCTCCCTGAGTAAATCCGTGACTAGGAATAGTGAGTGTTACAACTCCAGTTACTGCATTATAAGGAGCATCAGTTGCGGTATGTTGGGTAAGACCAACAGCAGAAATAGCAATCGACTTGCCAGCGAAAGGATCAACTCCAGGTCGTGGATAGGTATGCTCTGTTGCGTTTCCATCTGAATCACAAGTAAATGTGAGTGAATTATCTTCAAGAACAACATTACGTCCTACGCCAAGACCATGCTGACCAACTGTGAGTGTCATGTCACCAGTTGCAGAATCATAGGTTGCATTGCCTGGAGTGAAATACTTATTAGGACCAGAAACACCAGCATTTATTGTGATGGTAGTGTCTGTGGTTGCTGTAATAGGCATAGACCTACCAGCAAATGGATCAATACCAGGACGTGGATACGATTTCTGAGAATCGTCATTATCCATCGTGCAGGTAAATGTTAACGAATTATCATCGATAACAATACCTTCGCCAACAGATAAACTATGTGATCCAATAGTTAGAACAAGATTACCTGTTGATGGATTATAGTCAGCGTTAGATGGAGTGAATTGCTCATCAGGACCGGAAACCCCAACATTTAATGTAAATGTATTAGCTGTTTTTGCTAAAATTGGTAAAGACTTGCCACTTGCATATTGATCCGTTTCAGGTAATGCATGTTCAGTCTGATTTCCATCCATTGTGCATGTAAACACAATAGATTCATCTGCAATTGATACACCATCACCCAGTGCTAATCCATGATTAGCGACAGTAAATACCGAGTTTCCTGTAGCAGGATCATAGGTTACATCTGTTGGTGTAAATTGCTGACTTGGAGTGCCTCCAATATCATATACAGAGTAATAATCTTTTTTGAATTGGTCGTTAATTTTTCCAACTACTTCGTCAGCAATAAAGTCTGCATTATTTCGGATTTGTAAACATGCATCTTGATATCTTCTGGCAATAGGATTTGCCATTGGAAATCTGTTTGGAGAGTTAAGCAGCGAGATAGTAATAGATTTACTAGCAGACGCAACTGTTGCAAACGATCCGGGATCAAAATTGTCGGTGAGTGTTAATGTAGTTTTCTTTGGAATAACAAATCTTCTAGAACGACCATCAGCATCTTCTATAACTTTATAAATTCTTTGCTTTCCATTAAGGAATGATAAATCTGGTGTTGATGTAGGAAGACCAGAAATTGTAATTTCTTGACCTTCTTTAAATTCATGAACATTTTGACGACCTACAAGAGCATTAGTATAGAATACAATACCACCAAGATCTTCGGTAACTCCTGGATCTTGATATCCTCCACTAAATGATCCTTGCTGAGAGAAATCAATTCTTACAATAGGGAGTGCATCGTCTAGATCAGTATTTTCAAATACTACTTCACCCTCAGCTCTAATTGATTTAATATCAGTAGATACAAACTCATAGGCATCTCTAACGAATGTAAGTTCTGTAGTTCCATTAACCGCAGTTCCAGTGGTATGGATTGGAGAAGAAGAAGCAGAAGTACCAGCAACTGCTACTGAATAAACATTATCTTCTACCCATAATACTTGACCTAAAGTATATGCGGTATTAGGTTCCCATTTAATTGTTCCTTGTCCACCATATAAAAACGTTTCACCAGGAGTAAATGATCCACTAGTAATAGAAAATTCTACATCACCATTAATATATGCACTAGGACCTGTTATATTAGTAAATACTACATTATTAAGTACAGCTTCTGCACCAGTGTTGACACCTTTTACTGGTAAGTTTGCAACTAGAGATGATAGACCAGTGTTAGTTTGGAATACTGCGCGGAATTTTTGTGGTCCAAAAATTTGAGTACCAATTGGGAAACTGGTTCCAAAATCTCCATTAACTGTAGCATCATAATTAATCCTTTGCTTGTCATCAAAGACCATTGCAAAGTCCCACGTTGCAATAGCATCACCACTAGAGTCAATTTGGTCTCTGTATGTAACACCGATGACATAGTTTTTGTCACCAAATTTAAAAATGTGCTTTCTCGGATTTGCAGGACGAATGATAACTAAACGTAGGTTATCACCAACAACCGATGCATCGGGTGGTAGAGAGATTGGGTTATCTTCTACATAGTCTCCACCAGAAACAATAAGAGTCTCCTTGACGCCAGGAGTTGACCATGCAAGTTGTGCTGCCTTTTTGATTGTTCTTACAGGAGCAACAGCAGAGCGACCATCATTCAGGTCACTACCAATCTGCTGAGAAACGTAGATACGACCACCAACGTCATTCGTTGCTAGGTTGAGGACGTATTCTGTAGTAGCAATCTTATCTGATCTATCTCCAAGTAGCGGAGTAATAGAACGAGGAAACTCTCCAGAATCTCCGGTTTCTTGATAACCAAATGCCAGAGAATCCGAAACACGGAAACCAATATGTTTGAATTCTACTTCACCATTTAATTCAGTTCCATCTTTAAATAATGGTGGAGAAGCTCCTGTTGTACCAGCATTCAATGACTGATAAACGTTTGGTCCTCTATACCTATAAGAATTTTTTTGAACAATGGTATTTGATGCCCAAGGAATACCAGTATTGTTTTGATAAGTTTTGAGATGTGGTGCTCTAAATTTAGCGTCAGGAGTAACAAAGTTATCAATATCTAGGTTTAGAATTCTTGCCGTATCAGAAATGATAGACGTAGAGGTTCTAATAGCACCATTAATATCAAGTTCAAAGTCAACAGTATCTAGAAATGCAGTAGCAGATGCACCAGCACCATTTCCTCCTGCAATTGTAACTGCAGGAGCAGTTATATATCCAGCACCAGGATTATCAATTAGAATAGATGTAACGAAACCTTCGTCAACAACAGCAGAACCAATTGCTTGTGTACCACCAATTGGAGGTGGGGCAATAGTAACTGTTGGTTGTAAAGTGTATCCTGAACCTTGGATATCTATACTAATTCGGTCAAGTCTATTTCCAGTTCTATTAATACCAACGCGAGGCAAATTAGTACCTGGATCCAAGAGAGTTCGCAGAATCTCTTTCTCGGTAGATCCAGTACCAGCTCTAATAGAAAATTCTTGTTCTCCGATTAGAGTTGGCGCTAAGGCTCTAATAGTTTCTCTATCGGAATTAAACTGAAAACTCATCTTTACTCAGCCTTGCCGTAGGTTTTATTCTCTTATCTATTTAGCATCATGTGTGGTCGATAGTGACTACTCTTGTATATGCAATCCACTTAATAGTAATAGTTGTTCCTGCTCTTGTGGTGGTATAACTAAATCTATTTGCAGATCCTCCTGTAAATGGACTAATAGTCCATGTTTGTGTAATAGGTATGGTATCTTTAATAATAGTTGTCATTGTACCCATCTCTGCCAAAACACCAGAAGCATTCACTGAAACTGCACTTTCTAGTTTTTGTACCAGTACACTTGCTCCAGTATCGTTTACACCAACAATAGTTGATTCAATAAAATTAATTGTATTTGATGGTAAAATAAGTTGACCACCAGTATCATTAACAGATAAAATATTTGTATTTAATCCTCTAAGAATGTAATGCGAAATTGCACTATCACCATAAAAACTATTTTTAAGTTCTAAAGAATTGACATTTTTTACATCAAAAGTTTCACTAACGACGGTTGTATTTTGTACTGAAAATCCACCTAAAGAATCCAGATTTTTTAAATTAACTGCCATTTTTACCTCTTAGTTACGTGGGTGACTACTGTTACATCAACTGCATTAGCATTATTTAAATTTGCATCTAAAACATATGTTACACGAACATCGCTATTAGAATCAAAATCAAATAGTACAGAAATTAATTCTGCCCCAGTTTTCATATTATTGTATTCTGTATATAGAATATCAGTACCATTATCAATAACAGCAAATTCTAAAAATTCTTTTTCAGAACTTGTTTTATTATGTGCCGTTATTGTAACCTTTGCTGAAGCTTCGTTTGTTGGATTATATAGTGTCGTAGAACCTTGATCAAGTACATTTTTTACTAATTCGGATTGGTTAGTATGTAGTCTATACTTAGACAACTCAAGAGTAGTTAAATCTTCATTTAGAAGTTTTAATTCTGAATAAACTCCAGTTCCAAATCCAAGGTTGAAGAAAATATCTCCAGTATCTTTTAATCTTAGTAAAGTATCTGTAGTAAGACCTGAAGATAATCCAAAATCAAAATTTTCTTTTGTACTGAAGACGAAAGTTCTGTCTGTTGCAGTATTATCTATAGATGTTCCTAAGTTTTCAAATGTAACTAAGTTTGCATTAATATTAAGTGTATCAAGAGAAGAACCATCTACTTGTAAAGAAGTGATAGTATCAATCTCGCGAAACTCTAGTTGTGTTTCTGTTACTCTTAATGTATTAACGTTGTTGTTGTAGAAGTAAAGAATATTTTCATTTGCTCCAGGTGCTGTCTCTGGAAGAATATACGTATTACCATCTACATCTTTAACTCCCCCAAGAGAACCCCACTGCGCTCCATTGTATCCTTCAAATGTTTGATCCTGAGTGTTATATCTAATAGAACCCTGAGCAGCATTGCCTCTAGAATTGCCATCACCAACTGGAATCACTAAAGAAGATGCGGCATTAACAAATACTTTCTGACCAGCATTTGGTTTGATTTCTAAATCACTAATTAATGTAGAAATAATATTGCCTTTGAGCGATAGTTCTCCATTTACTTCTAATCCAATTGGATTAGATGAACCAATTCTTAAGACTTCTACTTCATCAAAATCTAAAGGTGCTACAGCTAATGAATCGTATTTAAGAACCGCACTACCATTATTGAAATTATTTCCGGTGGTATCTGTTGGTTCATTACCCGACGTTCCAGTAACGCCAGAAGTCATTACTTCAAATAAATTTAAACCATACTTGAGGTATTCTCCCGCAGTAACAGGAGTATTAGTATTCCAATCTCTATTACTTGGAGCTCCGACTCTTGTAGATTTAATATTCTTAGTTGTTGCAAAATCTAAGAAATTTCTATCTAACTTTAAGGTAGTTACAGCATCATTAACAAAGTATAAAGTGTTATCATTAGCTCCAACAAATTCTTCTGCTAAAATATAAGTATTTCCATCAAGATCTCTAACTCCTCCTAGAGATGACCAGGAAGCAGCACTGGCGCTATAACCTTCATACTGATTTGTATCAGTATTGAATCGTACCATTCCACTTTCAACATTACCAACTGTTGGTCTAGCATTAGTATCACCAACAGGTAAAGTTAATGCTGTTGTGGTATTAACCTTTGCTACCCTACCTAATCCAGGTGTTAAAAGAATATCTTCAAGAGAAGTGCTATTAATACTATTATTAACAATAGTCAACTTATCGTTAATATTAAGTTGATTAGTAGTTTTAATCTCACCACTTGTGGTAATAGAATTTAATGATGAATCAAGTACAATTCCTGATAATACTAATTGTCCTGCAGTAACTACAATGTTAGCAGTACTGGATGAAATATTTAAATTTGCCCCTGCAGTAGCATTTATATTTGTTGCAACAACACTAGTTAAATTTGCAACCGGCGATGCTATAGTATTAGTAAATACTGAATCTCCAATAGTAGAAGAGTCTGCTACAAGACTTACCGATGTAAATTTACCATCAGCAATATCTGATTTTATAATATCAATAATATCAACACTTGAAACTAAAATTTCTAATCCAGAACCAAATACTTTTGTATTATTAGGATCTATCGTAAATTGTCCACCAACATTTCCGTGATTTGGGCAATAGTAATATAATGGATTTGGAGTAGAAGCAGTTATCGTAATTGTTGGACCCGAACTACTAACAACTACATTTTCTGTATACTCAGCACCAGTAAATTCTAGATCAGCAGCACCATCTCCAGTAGGATTTCCACTAATAGTTACATTACTTCCATTTACAGCAGTAACAAAATCTCCAATACCAATTGTACCGACTCCGCCAGTTACACTTGCTATCATCCCCACTTCAATACCAGTAGCATCACTTACTGCTATAACATTTGATGATGTACTAAGAGTTGCAGTTATTCCAGTGACTACATTTCTAGATCCGTCACTATGTTGAGATAAGGAAATAGGATGAACGCCAAAACTTCCATCTGTTTGATTAAAGTAATATGTATTTCCTTCAAATAAAGTTAAAGTTGGGGTAGTCTGGAATCCAGATCCATCACCAGTATTAATTCTATATCTAAATGCACCTCCAGGTGTTCCAGATACAGTAAAGACTCCTGACGAATTAATTCCAAATTGACCACCATCTTCAAATGTAGTAGCACCATCCGCAATAAACGAAGTTGCGTTTCCTGGAGTTCCTCCAGTAATTTCAATAACTTCTAAATCATCTCCATATGATGCTGGTGTTCCTGCCTCACTATCTGCTGGAGTATATCCATTAACAACACTACCAACACTTACATTGATTCCACTAGCAACTGTAATTTCTTGACCATTAAAAGTATTTACTTCATACTCAATTGCTTGTGTTAAGTCAAGAGGGTTTACTGTTAGTACATCACCAACAGCATATCCATTTCCGGCATTATTAACTGCTACATCTGTAATAACACCAACAGCATCAATTGTGAATTGTAATCCTGTTCCTGATCCATATGGGGGTGAAATTGAAAACGTTACTCCTGTAGCACCACCAGATGCTACATCAGGAGAAATTTCAATAGTATTTTCTTCTGGGTTTACAGATGAAACAACACCAGTATATCCACCACCTGATATTCCACTAGTGGGAATAATATCAGATACATCAGAAAAAGAAAGTACGTTTAGATTTTGGCTACCAATATCTAAAGTAGCAGTTCCATCTACTTCGGGATTGAGACTAATTTGAAGTGTAGTTCCATTTACAACAGATACAACAGTTGTATCGCTAGCAATAGCACCATCTCCTGCAGTCTGTGTAAGAATCATTCCTGGTAGTATACCAGCAGTAGATGAAACTACAATATTTGTACTGCCAGTACTAAGAGTAGTAGTTAATCCAGAAACAATACCAGGGAGATCTCCAGTTTTAGTACTGGCACCAGGAGTTGTTAAAACATCATTAACTGCGTGTCCCGTTCCCTTATTCAGAAAATCAAAATTTCCTGAATCAATTACAGTAGGATCATTACTAATACCAAATTGAATTCCTGATCCACCACTAGTTTGTTCTACTCCCAGTTCATCAAAATATGTTAAATCGGAATTACTAATTGTAAAAGTATCAGTACCACTATGACCTGTTCCTATCTCATCAATTTCAAATTCTGTAATAGATCCACTTTCGATTGTAATATTTACAACTAATCCAGTACCAGATCCACTACTAGTAGTTGGAATAGAACTGAAGACTTCATTAGTATATCCACTACCGGCATTATTTAAAACAAAAACAGGTTCTATTGTACCAAATGTAACAATAACTCCTGCTCCAGATCCACCAGACACTAAGGGAATATCTGAATATTGCCCAGATCCATATCCAGATCCTACTGAAGTAAATACTCCACCAAATGCTTCTACATCAATATTTAAAGATCCATTAGAACCAGAACCACCAGTTGTACTTATATCTGCATAACTAGCACTATCATAATTTTGACCCGGTGCTTGTATATCTAAACCTGCAGTAAGTAATGTCCTTTTTCTAATATAAAGATCTTGAAAAGAAAAAATTCCATCAGGTCTATAGTTGACAATATCTTTTCCTGAAGATACAAACCCAATTTCTTGTTGAGCTGCTTTATAAAATCCTAAACTTGGATCACTAGTAAATGATAAAGAAGGTAGAGGTTTTGTTCCGTCACCTAATTTTAATTCCCCTGTGGCGAGATCGCTACCACCAGCAGTAACATTGAAAATTTGTACTCCAATGTCATTAATTTTATTCCTTTGAATTTCAAAGGTATCTGTTTTAGCGACGTTAATTGCTGGCATTTCTTATTATCTCTCTAAGAAGATGTTTGATATCAGATAGTTCTTCCTTCAATGTATTTATGTCAGTCTTCATTCCCTGAATTGTCTGTGAAGCAGATCTTTTTGGGGGCGATTGAGTATTTACAATTGCCCCAGTTTCAGGGTCTCTATATAAATTTTCGTGACCTTTGACTTTTATCATGCAGAAGCAACCACTCTAATGTCCTGAATTTTAGGAACATAAGCGGGATCATCAGACTCCATACTTACTTTAACCCCAAACGATACAAAATCATCTAGGTTGTCAATACTAAATCTAAACTCCTGATAAGAAGATTGTTCTTCTTTTTGAGCAGAAATAGTATTTTGAGGAGTTGCCAATTCAGAAACATTTGCATAACCAGTTTGATTGAATAAGACCCATTCAATATCTTCAAACTTTTTCTGAATAGAAGTAGTTTTAGTTTTATAAGAAAGTTTAATATTCTCAGAAGTTTTTACATTTGCAGTAATTATAACATCAATTCCAGTTGCTTGTGTTTTAAGAGAAATTTCTTTGGTTGTATATTTTGCAACCGCCGATGTTTCTTTAGCACTATTCTCTGGAACATAATCAATACCATCAGTAAAGATCATAGATTTAACTTCGTAGAATTTTTCATATCCTACTTGCAAACCTGACCACGAAACAAGATCTCCAACTCTAAAAATATCTGCTGTTTGATCAGCAACTAGTTGTGCTCTTATAAAAGATCCAGAATTGTTATCACTAACATAATTTTTAAGAATTGGTTCCTTATCATTCTCAATAGTTAATACTTGAGATGGAACGTTCCATTGGACAACATTTGCTCCAATAAGATTATCATATGTCGTAGTTGTATTGGAAGGATTAACAGCAGTTACCAATTCATTAAAGTTAAATGTTGGATTAACTATCTGTGGTTCAGCAGCAGAAATTACGACATCATATGTTACGTCATCTAAAATTGCTCCTGTTTGAGAATCAACTGAGAAGAATAATTGTTCACCACTAGCAAAAACGCTAGAGTTTTTAATCTTGACAAACAATGTATTAGATGCAGCTTCATATGCAACAACTTCTCCTTTAGATCCAGATGCATCAATACTTAAAGATGCATTTCCTTTTCCTTCAACTGTTTGACCAGGAGAAACATTAATATTTACACCATTACCATCAACGTTTCCGCTAATAACAAATTTATAAATTGGATAAAATTCAACAATTTGATATCTCTTTCCAAATCTATCTTCTTGACCTTTTGATTTTTCAATTCTATTGGAAGAAATTTTAATAGAAGAAGTTTTGAGATCGATGATAGGAGAAAGATAACTCTTTGTTGTGGATAACTGAAGTCTATAGGTAAGACTGGTGTTCAAATTATTCAATAAAGAGTTGATATCAGAAGTAATAACTTTTTGATTAATAAAGAACTGCTCTTCATTCAAGAAAGTTTTCTCAAAATTTGAGATTGAATAAGAACTAAAGTTTTCAGTATTAGAATCAATAGGAACTATGTTAGTAGTTTTGACTGATGTATCGATATTTGTTGAAGGTGATTGGAGGTATGAAATTTGAGCAACCAGTCTTTCATATTTTCTATTGTAAGAAATAAGACCTCTATTACCACCACCTGATACTGTATCAGCTGCTCTGCCAATACCAGTAATATTAAACGAATCGAGACCAGCATTAGTGACCTTGAATAGAGTAGAGTTTAAAGAACCCTGAGTATATCCAGCAGTTGTCTCTAGATTTTTAAAGAATACATATGAATTACCTCTATCTTCAAATCCATGATTCTTATGACTAACTTTAATAATATTATTATTATTTTTGAACAATGGCGAGGATGCATTAGCATTAGCAAAAGCATAAGTCTCTAAAGGATTAGAAGACATTTTTTCATATCCAGAAGAGATTGTAGTTAGATCAATAGTTGCTGTTTTAGTTGAATCAAACTCTGCTCTATAAAGAGTAAACTTAATATCTTCAAATAAGTCTTCTACCCATGATCCGGTATTTTGAGACTTATATACAGAACCTAGTGATGGGTTCGTAGTAACAGTTGTATTAGTTGATATTTCAGTCTCTCCTAGTTTAGATACCCAGATTTCATAATCCTTAGAATCTGTTTCTACTACTAAGGTGTATTCTGTATTATTCTGTAAGAATACAGGATAATCAAACATAAACTTAGTAGCAGTAGTTGATGGTACTACTCCAACTACATCTTCAGCAATACCCATTCTGACTGCTGGTTCCGTAATTTCAATTTCTGTTTCAATAATAGCACCTGTATTTCCAACACCAGTTCCTCTAATAACAACAGATGGAGATTCTGTATATCCTCTACCAGAAAGAGTGATAGTGGAATTATAGATCATACCATCAGATACAGCAACACTTCCAGTAGAATTACTTCCCCCAGGAAGACCAGGACTTTCGATTGTGATAGTAGCGGTGTCATAATTTGATCCGGTATTCACAACTTTAAGAGCAGATACAATTCCAGAATCTTTAGCAATTCGTGCAACAACTTCTGTATTATTAGAATTGTTGAATGAAACAATAGAATTAATTTTTAATGTTTCATCAGCAATAAAGGATAATCCATTGTTGTTAGAAAGAACAAAGGTATAGACTTGCTCGTTTGTTAGTGTGATTTCATTATCTTCAGAAACTGGTAATTCATTATTATTCTTATCAAGAACTCTAAGAATAGGACCAGAAGCATTTGTACTAACACCAGAAATATTTTCTCCTTTTAAGATAGTGACTGATGCTGATACAAATGTTTTTATGTAAGTATAAGGTTCTTTAACAATTTCTGTTCCAGGGATAACATTTTTTCCTGGTTTTTCGGAATCTACATCAGTTAGATATACTCTAAGAGGAATAGAATCACTCTTCTTGGCAATATAAAGATCAATACCAGTTGCAAATACACCTTCTTCAAAATTTTCAACTTTGAATGTTTGTGCTAATGGATTTGGTTTCTGCTCTATCTCTGTATTATTATTAACTAATTGAGTACCTTCGTTCGCCTTGAAGTAAGCAGGTTTGGTTGAAATAATTGAACCGGGATTATCGGGTAGAAGACCTGTAGCATAGAACTTGGTTTCAGCAAATGTCTCTACATTATTCTTATCTCTGTTTGTAGAACTAGATGTAAATCTTAAAGTTTTTTCGCCAGTTGTAATTCTAACTTCTTCAGCATTTTGGTCATATGCTAATGTCTCAACATCTCCACCCCAAATAACAGATTCTCTAGGAGGAGATCCAGCAGGAACCAATACAATACCACTTGCGTTACCATTCTCATCGGTAACAATAGGAGCATTGAAAGAAGATAGAGAGTTGCCAGGAATTCCAGTAAATCTGATATCAGGAACAACCCATCTATTAATTTTTTTGCCCTCTAAGTAAACAAATACTTCTGTTTTTGGTTTTAATCTACGGATTGCAAATTTAACAGGAATACTGCGAGCAAAGTATTGAAGTGAAGAAACAACAGATTTTCCACGACTTGTTCTAGTAGAAACCCCTTTAGCAACCTCATTATTAAAGGGACTTATATTTGAAGAACTAGAAACATTTGCATCAACAACTTCAGAAGAAGAGACTTCACTATTTGTTTTGGATAGGGGATTAATATTGAAGAATGATCTCTCAGTTCCCGTCCAAGTTACAACAAAAGAATTATATGTACTTGCAAATGCTACATCTAAATTATCTTTTGCTAAGAAAGGAACAAACAAATTAGTATTATTGTCCGTAATTAGAGGAGCAATACTCTTATCATACCAGGAGTCTACATTGGGATCGATAGACAAATCACCAACATATTGAAGAACTACGAATGGGTTAGGATTAATAGTTTTTGTTGCAAAGTTATTACCAAGTAATCTAAAATCAGTATATGGTAATGTCAATACTCCATTGTTATTAACATAACCAGCAACTTCTCTTTGATCATTCCTAGTATTAATTTCTTTGACTAAGAAATTATCTTCACTAACTTGAGGTCTTAAAACAGATTGCTGAGTATCAATAGAACACAGATAATCTTCAGACTTGATATCTCCCTTATGAGATTCAAAACTATCTACATAGAAACCACATTTAAATCTGTCTAAACCAATATCATCAGTGATTTGCATATTGAGAGATTGTTGCTCAAGAATACTCATTGATGTATAGTATTCTAATCTTTCAAGACGCTGATTCAACTTACTGATATCTTTCATAGTATAACGCTTATTCTCAACTGGAATAATACGTACATCCCTACTAGAATCTGTATATGCGGGAATATAAAGATAATATAAAGGAATACTATCGCTAATAATTTCTGGTCTGGATGGATCGAGAGAAGAGTTTCCTTTCTTTACGACAAAGTTTCCATCAGTGTTAAGGAATACACCATCAATTCTATCAAGATACTGAACTTTATTATACTTAATAGTGAAATTTAGATTACTATCATCTGCAGGAGTACTAGCAGGAATACCAGAAACTCCAGAGAAAGATAGGTAATCTGTTTGAGACAAGAAAGTCTGATCTTGATATCCAGGAATAATATTAGAATTATCTACTTTAGGTCTAAAGTCAACAACATCTTTCAGTGAAACAAGACCATTTACACTAGAGTTAAAGAATGGAATTTCATCAGCACCTACACCTGCTTCATGCAAATAAGAGTCAATAGTACAGAAGTCACCTTGAGAATGTTCAAAGTAATCAAAAGAAATAACAAGTTGACCTGAGGGTGCTTCAAGTCCTGATTTTAAAACTAATCTAGCAATGTCATAAAGAGTATCTCTTTGTCCATTATCGAAAGTATACTTATTAGTTACATCAGTTCCAGAAATTAAATTGCCTCCAGCATCTACAGATGGTGGTGAAGAAATAGATCCTTCATAAACATAATTCAATTTAAATACATCAGCATATGAGGTAATCTGAATTGTTTCTCCGTCTAATTCTTGACCTCTAAATGGAACAACAGATGTACCACCAGATTGAACAATAATCTGCTTGTTCTTAATAGATGTTTTAAGTCTTGGTTTTGCTTTCGATACTTCCAAAGTAGAAGTCAACTTCATTTTAGGGAAGTTTGACGAAGGCAATGTGATATCAGGATCTCCTACTTGTGGGTTTGCAACCCTAAGTTCAAGAGCAGTTCTAATAGCATCAATATCACCAAAATGATTTTCTGGGAAATTAAGTGTTACACTACCTGCAGTTAAATCCGAATCTGTTTGAGCAATAGTAACATACTCTTTATCAATATAAACAATGTCTCCAACGCTGAGTGGTCCTCCAAACAATACTAATTGTCCTGCAGAATCTAAAGCATGGTTAGCAACACCAGTTTCTAATACTGTAAGTAGGAAATTATCTTCACTGAAAGGAGCAAATCTTTGTGTACCAAAAGGAAGTTGTGCAGCAAAAGTTAAGTTGCCACTAGCGGAAGAAGATGTTGTAATAAAATCTCTTCTGAAGAAATACTTAAATTTAGAATCTTCTGATGAATCAATTAACGTTTTAATTTGCTTATCGCCAGTAGGAAATACTAGGGTTGCATTAGCATTTTCAATTACTGGTTTCTGTAAAACTACAGAAGCATTACTAACATCACTTGTAAGGGTTCTATCTAGATAAATTCTAGATCTCTTAACACCATCGGGTCTAGTTGCATATTGTACAACATATTTGGATACTGAACCAGAAGTATCTGAGAATTGAATAACATCACCCTGAACAATATTTTTAGATGCATCACCACCAAAACCATTACATTCAATAAACTTGTATCCTAAAGTTCCAGAGAAAGTAAAATCTGTTACAGAAGTAGTTAATGAATAACCAGTCTGATCTAATTCAATGTCAGCAGAAAATTTATTACTATTTCCAGATCCAAATTCAGAAAATATTGATTTAATATTTTTAGGAGAATATGTGTATACAGAATTTCTAAAGAGAACAGGTACAACTATTGCTACGTTACTAGGAACAGTACCAGATAATTCTACTACAGGAGGTTGAGAAAACTTCGTTCTTACTGCATTTCTATTATTGACATATACTCTTTCAATCGCATTAGCACCAGATACAACTAGTTGAATTTTATTATTTTCGTATGTTACACCATCTAGAATAATTTTGACGCCCTGGTCATAATCATCTCCTGCTTTGGTAACAATAAAATGTGAGATAGTATTATCTGTTGCAATATTAATAGTTGCACCAGTTTCTGAAATTATTGTCTCGCCATCTTGGAATTCTCCAAATACGACATTAACAAATAATTTATTAATAGATGAATATGAAGCAGACGTTCCCCCTTCAACTACAGCAACTGCTTTACTAACAGAACCATAGATATACTTACCAGCAGTAAAATCATCCCCAGTAATTGATTGTTCAAGAACTAATCTAGTAAAAAATTGAGGAGCAAAATATGCAAGGTCGAATACAGAATTATACTTTTCTAGACCACCTGCCAATTTACCTTTCGACAATACTTTATCGGTATCTCTATCAAAACCAGAACTAATTTTCTTTAAAGAAATATTTTTTGGTTTGCTAATTCCTACAATAGGAGTAATAGTCTCGTTATAATCACGAATTTGAAAAATTGGTGTGATTAATGATTCAATATCTGCTTGAGACTTATATAATTTTCTAGTAGAATTTCCGTTAGTATTTGTTAAATCGTAATTCAGTACAAATAAATCTAATTCTCCTCTATTACCTTTAACTGTAATTTCTAGATAATCAGTTACTCCGGTGCCATCAATTTCTGGACGCTTAACAATAGAAAATGCTAATGTATCTACATAACCATATTCGTTAACATCTCCACCACCCGTTCTTGTTTTAACATAATATAATTTTGGAATAAAAGACTGGAAAGTTGCATCAGTGAAATTTCCAATATTATAATTTGGATCCTCAATACTACAATAGATGGTTTTAACGCCTTCCGTTACATCAAATCCAAGTCCTCTTCTGTTTATAGTCTGTTTAGAATCAGTTGGTGATTCAGTATTATTAAGTCCTACAGAACCATCATTGAACACAGAGTTCAAGTACATAGTTGGGTATGAAGTTAAATCCGCACCTTCTGTGTTAACAGGAATTGTTCCATGTACATTAGTGATAAAGAATGAAGTGAGACCACTAGTTTTTAATGTCTCATTTTCTCTTTTAATAGTATCTCTTGCTTTATCAATTTCAAGATACTTAGTTTCTTTGTTCTTAACTTCATATCCTTTAATGTATGCTTTACCAGCACCAATACTTCCTAGAAGTTTAGTTGATGCTGCATTTGCAGAAATTCCATTAACAAGATTATTTTCATCTGCAGTATAGAATCCAAGATTATTATTGTTTTGATAATATTCTCTTACTTGTAGTGGGAAAGATTCTACTACATAATCTCCAGACTCATCAAATGTTTTTCTTGCAATAGCAGCTTCTACAAGAGAGAAATCAGTTGCTTTAAGTTGTTTTTGAATTGTGCCACTCTTTACGAGTAACAATTGAATAAAGTTTTTATCCGTAAGTTCGTAGTAATCATACTTAACTAAAGTAAGATCGATCTTAAGGCGATGTGCTCCAGGAGCAGAGAAATTAGAATACCCCTGAGAAGGATCGTACAGAGAAGCATCTTGCTCTGGGGTAACTAAAGATTCTTTGATTGTAAATCCAACTTTAGCAGAAGGAGAATCGTAGTATTTGTTGACAACTAATAGTTGTTCAGAATTTCTTACAAAATATCCATTTACAAAGTAAATACCTTCTTCTACCTTTACGGCGGAAGCATAACCAAGTGCAGGACTATCTACAAATGTTTCAATATTTGTATCTGGATTTACTACACTAATACTAGTTGGTAAAGAAACTCCATCAGTACCAACAACTAATAAAGGAGAATTGACTCCACCAATTACTTCGAGTGTTTCGCCTTGGCGGAATCTTTCTTCATCTCCAGATGCACCTGAATCTAGATAATTAACATAAAGCGTATCTGATTCTGTATCAGAACCAAGTTCAGTTGCAACAACACTAGCAATAACACTAGAGGATACTCCTTGAATTTTTAGACCAATTAATTGACTGATATCATACTTTTGATAAGTAATGTTACCGGCAGTGTCAGTTATTGCAACTTCAGAAACCGATGATAATTTAACATAATTGAGTCTATTATTAAATCCAACTTCTCCAGGCACGACAAGATCGCCTTGCTTGAAGATGTTTCTTCCGAAGTTTTCTATTTGAGTCTGCAGCGCAGACTGGAGAGTAGTTAACTCTCTAGCCTGAACTGCAAACCCTGGTCTGAATAAGACCTTATAGAAATTCTTCTTCGGATCAAAGTCTTCAAAGTATGGCTTAGCGTTTAGGTTAGTATTTTGAGGCATTGTATATGCACTAACGTCCTGGTTTTCCTAACGTTATTTAGGAGGTCAGAACTCAATTACTAACTTAATGTCCTCAATTTGGTCAGGAGCACGAGTAATTAGTCTTCTATTCTCTACATAAATGATATCGCCGGAGTTTTGTGCGATTTCAGGATTGCCTTGACCATTGGTAAAGGAAACGCCCAAGAGAGTAGAACCTGTAGTTCCCGTATCAACTGTACCCGATGCTAAAGAACTAGAACCGACAATAGCAGCAGAGTCATCAAATGCTCTTACAACGCCAGTATCTGTATGTAAATCAGGAGACTGAATATACTTAAGAACGCCAGCAGTTGTTGATCCAGAATCTAGTACCCAGGAAACAACGGTACCTTTCGCTGTACCACCACTAGCAAGGGTCTGAGTGATCTCTTCGTCAGAAGTATAGTCTGCAGTAGCACCAGTGACTTTAACCGCATAAAGACCATTGAGAGTGTCTAAGGTAGCGAAATCAGTTGTACCGAAGCTGAAGGGGTCTTTAATGATGCCGATACGACGGAAGTCGTTATCAACAGGGAAATCTCCAGAACCTTCAGCATATGTCAAACGAATATTCGTCATGACACGCTTAGCATTAAGTTCTGCTTCCATGGTTCCACCATGACCGCCTTCTGGACCAATAACAATTTCAACAGCACCTGTACCGGTTACTCCAGTACGAGCACTAGTCAAAGCAGAATCGGAGTACAATCCAGTTTTGATTCCACCAGTAGTAGATCCGTCAGTAAGTGCAACTGATCCGTAAGTATAACCTGCACCAGTTTGAACTACCTTAGTAGAAGTGATTGCTCCACCAGAAACAATAATTTCGACTACTGCTTCAGTACCACCAGCAAGTTGACCATCACCATTAACAGGTGCAAAGTGAGTACCATTAGGTAGACCAGCTCCAACTTCTTCAACTAAAGCAATTTCAAGTGCTCCATCAATAGCAGCTGCTACTGTAGCAGATCTTGTAGATTCTGTTGCAAGGTTGATAGGAAGGAAGTTAGTAGAAAGGAAACGTAGAACATCATCCGTTGGAATGGTGTACATATACTTCCATACATAACCAGCAGTATTCGATACAGTGGTGTCAGCATCTTCGGTAAAAATTCCACCTGAATAAGTACCTTGACCACCAGAAGGTGTAGTCTTGGGTTCATACTGAGGGTTAGGTGCAGTTCTTCCGGGGAACTCACCATTATAAAGACACTTGAATACTTCGTAATTAGAGTTGATTACATAGTACTTAGCAGCACCTAGTGTAGAAGAACTAGTAAGTGATAGTTTACCTACCTGACCTGTTGTAGTTGCCGTGTAATCAGGCTTGTACATATCGAAACGAGGTTCTGCTGCCAGAGTGTTCCAATCGTAACGAGTAACAACAGCACGAGCAAAACTATCGGTAATACGCTTAGCAGCGATAATTTCGTCGTAAACATCAAACTTTTCAGATTGATTGTCTAGTGGTGTAGGGGGGGTTTCTTCTGTAGCGTAGCGATAAACTCCCGAACGTGCCTCTGCACCAGTGTCGGATGCGCCATTCCAACCTTCAAGCAATGCATTAGGAAGTGGAGTTGAAGTTGTGGAAGGAGTAACAGTACTCAAGATGAGTGAGTTATCATATACCGCAACGATTGTTGCTCTGAAAGGGGAGTTTGCCCAGGTAAATGTTCCGTTAGTATCTTGCGAAACATATACAGATTGTCCAGCAGTAAATGCTGTAGCATTCTGGGAGTAGATCTCCAAATAAGAATTCCATGCTTGTGGACGACCCACAAAGAAATACATTCTAGTTCTTTCCGTTCCAGTATCACTACTGCCTTCGGACAAGGACTCTAGAAATTGTGTTGCATTAAAAATTCTAAATTTGTCTGAAATAATTGCAGCCATTTTAGTTTTTCTCTAGAACGTTGTTGTCTTGATTTATTTATACAATATAAGGTGATCAATCAGTCGAATATTGAATGAACTCCGTGGAGAGCGGAATATTTACATCACCCCTTACGACATAACCAATAAATCCTGTAGCAGTCTTCGATGTGTATTCAAAAAGAGTACGCGCAGTACCGGCAATAAAAATATGACCAGAACTAGCAAATCGCGAAACATCAGTATCTGCCTCTAAGATTAGTGGATTTGCTTCATCAGTACTCATCACTTGTAGAGTATTAATAGTTCTACCAAAAGGTGATGATAACGCAGAACCAACAAAATTAAAATGTCTTCCTCCGACAGTAAAAGAAGAATTCGGTCTTAATTCAAAATCTTTAATTTGTAATTGAGGATATTGCATTGACAAATCGTCAATAACATTGTCCCCATTAAAAACAGATTTTTCAAATGCTCCTAAAGTATGGAAAGCATTACCAGATGAGAATGAATCAAAACCATCAGGTTTTCTTCTCTTAAAATTTTCCACAAGAATAGTAGTACTATCTCTTTTTAAAACACTATTATATGGACTTGATAATTGTAATTCTGCCATTAGAAATTAATTTCTGGTTACAATGGTTGTATCTAAGACGACTAATTCTTCAAAGAAGTCAAGAACGCCTGTTTGTCTATTTAACGTGATATCAGCTGGTTTTGGTAAAACAGGATTAATAGAACCAATGGATGTTAATCCACGAACTCTATTAGTAATAGCACTCTCATTTGCAAGTAAAGTTTGTACTTGTACAGGTGATGCAGATGCTCCACCAAGAGGACTAGGAAGTTCTGGTTGTATTAATAGACTCTGTTGTACAGAACTATTGATCGTTTGTGTAAGTTGATCAGATAATTTTTCTGTAACAATTGTAGATGTAATGAGTTTTTCAATAACAATAGCACCCACTTCAAAGGCAACTACATCACTCATTAATACAGAAGATTCTGTTATACTAATTACATAATCTTGAATTGCCGTAGAGACTACTGTAACTCCTGGATCAATTTCTTTCTGTAAAGTGACTTTATGAGAAGTAGTTACATCAACATCGACAACATCAGTAATAACTTGAATTTGTGATGTTGCAGCACTTACTACTTCTGGTTCTATAGCAACACTGACTATCGTGGAAACAATAGTTCTAGGTCCACTTTGAATTACCCTTACAGAATCTGGGATAGTTCTAATATACTGACCACCAGGATGTGATGTTGCTGTAGTACCTGCTACTCCTCTAGTTACATCAAAGAATCTATCTTCTAGTTTTCTTTCATATGTAACAATCTCTTTTCCGATTTGAAGTTTTCCGACATCAGCAAATAGTGATGTGTTGGTAACATATACTGTAGTTGCTGATTGCGATAATGGAGAATCTAAGAAAGCACCAGTAGCAGAAGAAGACTGCTCGCGAACATAAGCAATCGGAGTATTAATTACCTTTTGTATATAAAGATCAAATCCTGCAACCAAAGAAGCAGCGCCACCAGGACCAGTAGGACTGATATTAGTGATGCTTGCGATTGGATTATCAATAGAAACTGTAATTAGAGTCTCATTAATAATTAATTCGCTAGCAAGTTGATCAACTGCCTCGAATGCTTCTCTCTTAACAATAAGAGCAGATTCAGCTACTTGTAGATTATCTCCAGAATTTTCTGAATTAGGTTGGACATGAACAACAATTTCATCTCCAGCTACCGCCTCAACTGAACCAACAACACCGAATGTAAGAATAGAAAGCAGACCTGATGTTACTCCGTCGCCAATGAGAGTAATTTCAGATTGACCATTAATATTGGCACCACCAGAAATCTGAGTTCCAATATTAAGTACAGATGTGCTGCTGATTACTCTATCTCTTTTACGGAGAACATTGTAACCTCTTGTTACAACTGCCTTGGGTGGTTGAGTATATCCACTTCCACCTTCAATTAAAATAACGTCAAGAACTTGACCAGCAATAGTCAATACTTCTGCTCTAGCACCACCACCATTACCATCGACAGGAATAAATTTAACCTGTGGAGGAACGAAATATTGATATGCAGTTGGTTGTAAAAGAATGCCAGTATCAAAGAATAATTTAAGATCTCTTCTATTCCACTCTAGATCACTAAATCCAACACTAGTAACTACACCATTGGTAATTTGTGATGTAACACTAAGTCCCTCACCTCTTATAATACCATTGTAGTTACTTACTTCAATATTGCTAAAGTGGTCATATTTAGCAGTTTCTCCTCTATTGAAATTTCTTCCTTTTACTTCACTAGGAACAGATATAATATCTCTGTATGCATTTTCACCATCAACCATAATCTGGTCTCCAGGTGAAATATCAACTAGTCCATCATAAATTTCGTAATAAGCTTGTTCGCCAAGATCAGAACCACTCAACCAAGCAGGTAAGTCTTTACTTAATACCCTCTCTCCATCTTCGTTTGTTTTGTATGACCACTGAATAGAAAATACTTCATTATTAACGTTAAAGCTAACAGGATTACTAAAATCGCTTTTGTCAGAAATATAAATTGATCTTAACTTAAGTTCCTCATCATCTTCACTAAGTCCTGCAGTAAATGTATTAGTAGTAAATACTAAGTTAGCAGCATTCAATACTTCAATAGATAAATCAGTTGCAACTATTCCTGGTTTAGCAAGACCAGTAGAACTTCCATCTGCTAAAGTATTAAATCTAACAGCATTTAGTTTTCCAATTATAATACGATTACCATCATCATCAAAAGTAAATACATTCTTTTCCCTACTAGGATCTAATGAAGTAAAGTTCTCTTGCCACTGCAGATATTCAGTATTTCCTGCTGCAGTATCTAAAGTTCTAGTGATATTAATATCAATTAGATTTCTAAAGATGATTCTATCATAATCATAAGCAGAAAGAGTTTTTGGAACTTGTCTACCGAATAGAGAAATCATCTCTACCTTACTTGCAAGTGATTCTCCTGTACTTGGGTTGAATTTCTTTAAAGTACCAGTAAATGAAATGTTAGGACCATTTAAAATGTAACTATTAGGATTTTGTAAAACCCCATCAACAAATACTAATACAAATTCACTATCATTAATATTCTTAACAATATCAGTTTCTTCATCAAATAGAAGGTATGGACCAGTACCACGATAAGGAATTAAACGTTCGTCAATTTTTAGACGATCGTAACTACCAACACCATATGCATAGAAGTACTCTTTCTGATCTAATTGTTCTGGAGTATAATCAATTACGTCATAGAAATTTCTAGGTGGTTCAGAAAATACTATAATATCTGCATTAGAAGCAGTTTCACTTCTTCTAATAGTGTAAGCAGTATTAACTGCTTGTAAAACTCCATTAATAAAGACTAATAAATTTTCTTTTGGTTCCGTCTTAACAATAGTTCCATCTTCCCATTGTAACGCAAACTCTGTAGTAATTCCATCAAAACTATCAGAAATATCTTTTAATTTTTTTAGATACTTACTATTATAAGAATCCTGTTTGAATTTGAAAGACTTACATAAGAATGTGGTAGGATCAGTTACATATGTGTCATCAAAGTTTTCTCCTGTAATAGGATACTGAGCACCAAGAGGGGGTGATGAGAAAACAATCTTAGAATCAGAAACTTGGAATGCTTTTCCTGGTTCTTGAGCAACACCATTTAATGTAATGAATAGTTCTTGATCATTATATGGAGTATATGCAAGATTATTTGCTTTGTCGAGAATTTGGAAAGATCTTCTACCAAGAACATTACCATCACCGATAACACCAAAAACAGAGTCGTAGGCAGGAGCATCTACTCTCAAAATTTCAATTGTATAATGAGTAGTAGCATTTTCATATAGTTTTACTTGATTGCCAACTTTAAAGTTAGATGTAAGTTCTTCGGCATCCGCACCAACATTATTACCAATCAACATCAAACAAAATTTTCTGGTGGCAACATTACCTTCTACACCAACAATTCCTGATTCACCAGCGCCAATATTGTAAAACCAACCCAATCTAAATGCAATAGATGCACCAACTTCAATTTGACCAGATCCAGAAATAATATCGTAATCAGTAGCCTGATTTATTAGACTAAATGCAAGATCAGAATCTTGCCATTGAGATATTGGGATATTTTGGTTATTTCTAACCATTTTGACTTCATAAAGTTTAGCAGACTGGTTAGTACCCAAAACATATGAAGATGCGGCACTAGCACTATCTTTGAAGAAAGTTGTGTTACCAACAGCAGTTTGAATAGAATCTAGTGGACCAATATAATCTTCTTCGGTTGCATAACGACCATTAAAGTCTTGCTGAAGAATTAGTTGTTTTGATAAGATACCTTCAGTATCATACTCATTAATAGAAACAGAACCTACGCCACGTCTAAGATTTGTATCAACTGCTCTAACTGATGTCTGAGTAACAACTCTTCTTGTTCTTGTAGACTCAGTTGTAATTACTTTAGGTGAAAGTTCAATAAAAGAAATTCTAGGAGAGAATGGTTGCTCCGTAGGCATCGTAGACTCTTGATTAGTCTCGATAAGAACTTCGCCAAATAATTTGAAACCAGCAGGGTGGGTAGTCTGGTTAATCAAATCTCTCCAAACATTAATTGAAGTTTTTGATTTAATTACATAAGAATAATCTTGATAGTAGAAAGAGTCTGTAATTTTTTGATAACGATCTCCAACCTTACCTCTTCCAGAAGTAAATTTACCAATGTTATCTGAATAAGACTCAATATTTGGAACGAATGTAGACGTTAAAAGACTTACAACTTCTACAGATCTAGAAGGATCAATACCGGATACTAATGGAATGCTAGTATCAACTACACCAGAAACTTTTTCTAATCTTAAAATGTTAGATCCAATTCTGTAACCTTTATCTGCAACATACCCGGAAAATATAAGAGTGTTGCCATCTCTTTGCTCTACTACTTCACCTTTAAAGAATTTACTAGATCCTTTAATAATAAGTGCATAGTTAGAAGTATATTCAGAAAGTAAAGTATTATCTCTATGGAAAGAACTACCACTTTTAACGATAGAAATATCCTGTGGAATACCAATAGTTGTAGAATCAAAGTATGCAACTATACTAGATTCGTATACAGAAATGATTGGTTCAAATGTATATCCTTTACCAGAATTAATAACATCAATTCTTTTGATAACCCCATTATCACTAAAAACTTTAAATTCTGCTCCAGATCCATCTCCAGTAGTTACAATTGCTTGTGGATTGACATAACCCTTACCACCATCAATAACGTTGACTGATAAAATAGACCTTGTTAGTGTGTCCCATTGTATTTCTAATGTTGGTTGATTATTTTCAGTTACAATACATCCTTTGACAATAGGAACTCTCTTGTAATTAGAACCCTTATTATCAATACTAGCTGTATTGATTTTACCCTCTGCAAAAGGAGAGCTAGTAGTATATGAAAGAGTTCCTAACCCATTGTAATCAGGATCCTCTGTATACTGATAAACAAATTTGTTTGAGGTAGCAAAGAGAACTTCTTTAGATCCTGTTAACGGATCGTCAATAACTTTTAAAGCAGCACTTTCAGTATTAACATCACTATTTGCTTTAATAAAGTAATAGTAAGTATCAAAGTTAACGGGGAATCGTTGCTGAGCGAATCCTGTGATTGATGGTCCAAATCCTAAAGTAATAGCAACAAAAGAACCATTATTGCCAGGTTGAATGCCACTTACTTCTTTTTCTTCTGTAAAGATACTTCCAGTCTTACTTGCAGAGAAATCTAAGAAGATACCAAGCATAGAGAAGTGACTGGTGTCAAAAACATACCTGTAATATTTTTGAATTCTAATATCAGTATTAACACCATAAGTAGCAAAACTTGCATCCTTGGAAAATTCTAATCTATTTTCTCCTGGAGTGGCAGTTGAGATAGAAATTGACTTTCTTGGAGAACTATCATCTTGGAATATAGTACTTAGTGTAACTTCTCTTGGAGATGTGGAACCATAATTATGGGCAAGAATTACTCTTTGAGTAGTTGAGTCATAATTGATGATATATGGATCATTTGGTCCTGTTCCAAGTGGTCTTGAATTAGCATTAAATCTATATTGACCATTATACAATGTTACTGCAGCATTATTGAAATGATCTACTACAATTGTATTTTCAAAACCTCTTTCGACAATTACTGAATTATTACCTGAGTCAATTGTATCAACTTTTACAATTTCACTATCAATTAATAAAAGATCCCCTACTGATAGTTTATTTACTTGAACTAAACTTATTCTAGTATTAAGTTGAGCAAAACCAACATGATCAACATTAATTGCTAGTCTTTGTGTAGAGATAGAATTTGATAATCTTGATAGATCAGCATCAGAAACTGTTAGAATATCACCTTTGATATAATTTGTTCCTTTTGTTGTAATTGTAAAGTCTGAAACACTACCATACCCAGTTCCATTAAAATCACTAACATTAATGGTTGCTCTGGCATTATCAGCATCACCAGCAGCACCAATTCCATTTCTTACCTTACTTTGATCTGAGAAAATTAACTCTACATCTAGAAAATCTCCAGAAGTATAGTCCAATCCACCATTTAGTAGATCACCTCTACCAATACCTGTATCTTTTAGGATACTATTATATGATGGTACTTTAAGAGTGATTTCTTGATAGAAACGCTTTCTCACATAATATTCTGTAGACGTTTGTGCTACATCAGGAATAATATCAATATCAACATATGTTCCAACACCAACATTATGTGGTTCATCAGTTTTCAATAGCGCAACATCAGTTTTTACTAAAAACGGAACAAGACCTTTACTTAGTTCTGAGTATACTACTACTTCTGCACCGACAGTATCTCCAATCGTTGTACTTTGTAAGAAGTAAGAAACACTTACACTTTCAGGTACAATGAACTCTCCCGTCAACACTTCGACTTTAATAGAATTTTGATTTGCGGTAGTTTCTAAAATTCTACCAGTTGCTAAAACAGAGTCTTCTCCATCTGTAAGTAGTAAAGTAGAATTTTTTGAATAGAATGCATTTCTATCAGTAATAATATTGATAATATTACTTGAAGAGTTTAATGTTGCTCCTTCTGTGTATGTTCCTGTTACTTGCTCAATTACAAACTCATTTCTGTTAAATACATCACCAATAACACTACCAGTGAAATCTGAACCTGTTTGAGTAATTACATCATTCTCAAACAGGAAAGTTGGTGAAATTAATTTAACTAGAGCAACAGAGTATTGATTGGTTGGATCTAAAGACTTAGAATCAATAGATGTAATAGTTTTTCCTTCGACCGAAGCAATGACAGCAGATGCACCAGATCCTTCGGTATCATTATCTTCAACAATAAATCTATTACCAACTTTGAATGTTGATGGAGAATCTTCGATATTTAAATTATCGATACTACCAGCAATAGTTTTATTAACTTTAAGAATAGATTCAGAACCATTGCTCTCTATTGATGCTGTCCTTAACCTTTTTGCTTTAGCAGGAAGATCATCTTGAGTAAGATCAGCATTGTAATTAGAATCTACAGGCAATGAATAGAAATTTTGACCTAAGATATAAGGATAAGCAGGAATATCATTAGCATCTACAGTAATGAAATATGCATATGTTCCTCTTGGATATTCAGGAGTTGCACAATATCTTCCATTATTTTCATCTAAATTTAGTTTACCCGTTTCGGTTCCTGGAATCCACTCATAATCTTCGATAAAAGATCCTAAAGGATAATCTGCTAAAATTGGACCACCAACTCTAGATGATTTTAATTGATATGAAGAATTCAGTCTACTAATAGCACTAGTAGAATCTAATGGGTTTCTATAACCATATGGACCATAAATTGGATTGCCATCATAAGCAAAACCTAAAATAGGCGAATGATTAGTTCCATCATCATTTAATTGTGTTCTGAGTTCTGTTGGGTTTGCAATAATTCCATAACCATATCCTCTAGTTGGATTATAGTTTTGAAAAACATAACCATTAGATACATCAAGATCTGTACTAAGAACATCGTATCTATTTCTAGTCCAAGTAACAATATCACAAGTTACGTCACCTCTAGAACCAACAGGAATAATTTGAACGATAACATTTCCTTTGCTGTAGAATTTACCTTGATCTACAGATTCAAATTCTACAATTTTGCCATCTTTAAGAATCGCATTATACTCAGCAAATCTTCCCTTGCCTAATCTGTCAGTAATTACAACTAAAGGTGGAGTAGAATAGTATTCACCAGCGTTAGTAACCTTAATACTTGTAATCTTACCGAAAGTTACTTTTGCAGTACCAGTTGCTCCTCTACCAGAAGTGACAGTAACCTCAGGAACATTAGTATATGGTGTATCAGACAAAGACTCGACAGAATCGATAGTCTCTCCAGACATTAATGCTCGTGCAAATCCAGGTTTGTTGTTGACTAATATGTATGGAGCTCCTTTATATGCACCACCTTTATTAATAACGTTGAAGGTATTGATTGGACCAAATTTGACTTGCCTGAAATCTTTTTGACTAAAAGCAACACTACCATCTACAAAAATACCAACATCACGTTGAGAAGTGGCATATGTCTCGGTAATTGTTAAAGGTTTCTTTCTAATCAACCTCATTAACTTCTGATCACTTAAAGTTTGATCAGTAGTAGCAGTTAAAATGCTTCTGCCCGGATATCCAGAAGAACAGATGTAATAATAGTTTCCATCTTCATAGACTGCTGAAACATCAGCATTTAAATCATTGATTTGCCCTGTTATCGTAGAATTAAGAGAAGATGCTTTTGATGTGCTTAAAATCCATCTAGTTTGATTTGTTACAATATCATTAATAATTGGATCTCTAGTTATAAAACCAGGATCAGAAATTTGAATTCTATCCCCCTCTTCTGAATATGGTGCTTCAATTGCTGCATCTAAGTTATATAAAACACCTAATACTAAGAGCTCTGCATTCTTAGATGTAACTGTAGAAACACTATAAACATCAGTTCCTGATGCATATGAAGAATTACCTTCCCTACGACTAATTACAAATTGATCAACATTCTTTTGATTATACTCAAATATTTCACTACCAATTAAAAATCTTCCTCTAGTGTTAAATCCTTCTGTAGAGAAGACGTTAACTCTATCATCAATCGTTGTTCCCAGATTAAGATTTTCAGTAAGTGCAGTTTTGGAGGCAATATCAAATTCATTGTTTAATGTAGAGGTATCAATGACTATTTCATGAAGTCCATCACCAATTGCGAAAATATTGTCTATAATACCAGAAGCAAATCCAATAGAAGAGTCTAAAGGATCTAATGCTTGAGTTAGTTGTTCTCCAATTAAATTTTCTGGATTTCCAGAAATAATTTTAACTTTTAATGAATATGAAGTGACCCAATCAGAAAAAGATGCCTTAAGCGTATTATCTTTTGGTTTTAATACTTCTGGTTTGTCATTAGAAACTAAAGTATTAAAAATAAACTTGATTGAACGATCAGTACCTTTTGCCTGATAGAAATCAGTAATATTCTTAATAAGGGTACGTTTATCAACTGATCCCTTTAAATACTTCTCAGGAAAAGATGCAAGATAGTCAGATTCAAAGTTTTTTACAAATGCATATAAAAATAAGTTACTAATATTCTGAACATTATCTCCGACTAAATGCTCGGCAGATAATGTAGTAACAAAATTGCTAGAAGTATATAAATCACCTAAACTCTGGTTTCCACTAACTCCTCTGGAAACTTCTAAGAACGATGTGTCTGTTCTTTCTTTATAAAATAAGATTTCTTCTCCAATAGCAATGTATCCATTAGATTCTGGAAACGATGATGCATCTGCTACTAAGATTGTAGAATCAGAAGCAGAAATATTAGAAGATAATGTTGTAGATTCTTTTAATAGATTTTTTTCATAAAAATCTATATCACGATATTTCCCGATGTTTTGGATAACATCAAGGGGTTGCCCCGTTAACTCTAACTGCTCGTAGTATTTCTCAACGACTTTTGAAAAATTTTCGTAGTCGGTAGAAATAAACTCAGGTAGTTGAGTTTCAATAAGAGTAGATATTCTTCTAGTCTCTACCATTTAAGGTTACTCTGCGTTTATCGTGAACAAACTTTTGGGAACATCTACGTCAAGAAATACTTCTCTAACTGCGTTAATATCATTATTCAATGGGATAGATCTAACTTCAATTCGATTATCAAAGAAACTACCTTGAATAATCGTTAAATCGTATAATTTTATTTCACCTTTAGTATAATCAACTGTTCCAACGGAATCGTTAAGAACAATTTTTTCACCAGTTATAGAGTCCTCTCTATATAGGACCATTTTGCCTAAACGATCTTCCAAATAGACTGTGTATAAAGGATATTCACTTACTTTGAATCCAGTGGATTGTACAATAACATCTTCATCACATGTATTATCAAACGTGTTTTGATAACATAGTTCATAAAAGAAACTACTATTGATTTGTGGATAGAAGTCTTTTCTTATTTTGATTGTAGTGTTGTTACTAGTAATACTACGATCGCTATCATCAATAACGCCAACAAATTTTGAATATCGGAACTTACCATCAAATTTTTCTGTATCTGAATCTGCAATGTATTTTTCTAAACCAGAAATAACTTTAGACTTAATTTCATCACTAGTCTGATTTGTAACTGATTTACTATAATTTACTTTTGAAGTTAACTCAACATAAAGAACTGACGGGTCAACAATCACCGGAGTGATGGATGCTACCATATATGGTTTTAACTTAGTAATAATCTCTTGCTTTGTTCTGGAACTAATTCTAGTACCATTTGTTGGTTTAATTGCAATCTTCACTCTTCCATACTCTGGAGGACTATCTTCTTCTCCACCAAAAGTAATAATGTCTGCAACTGCTGGATATAGTTCTCTTACTATTGCTCCATAGTCAGCAGCTGTGACAGCACGATTCTGAGTGCCGAATAATTTTGGAGCATTGAATTTGATCTTTTTCAATGACTCAATCTCAGCGCCTCCATTTGCCACCTCAAGGAGATCTAACGAAGATGTGTAGTCTATAGTGAAATTATAGTTAGAAGATCCTTGAGGGTCCTCTAGGACGCCATTAAAGGTGAATGTTCTTGCACCATTCGATTCAGAACCAGTAGTAGACAAATATGTGATCTCAACTTGATTGCCTGCTTCTAATGCTGCACCTAAAACACCATCACCGAAGTAGACTTGATACTGCTCGTCTTCAATTTCTTCGATGTAATATACATCACTTGATCCGGTGATGTCTAAAATGCTTTCTGCTCTTGCGAATACTTTCCCCGTAGTTGCTTGCTGAGAAGCAAATACACGCACTCTTACAGTAGTAATATCCGCAGATGGATTCTTAATTACGTACTTAGTGGAGGAAGTTGCGTTAACAATATACGTGTCCTTAACAAAATTACCCTCATAAATCGGAGTTTCGGTAAAAGTTGCGGTTCCACTTACAACTTGCACTTTTATATCCTCAACAGCAACGTAATTATACGTAGTTGTATCGTATGTTGCGGTAAATCCTGTGCCACGCTTGAGAATAATCTCATTAGGCGCAGTATTTGGAAATATTGCTCTAAAGTTTAATACTGCTTTAGGAGCAGTAGTTGATTTTGGTCTATAACCTAATTGCTTTGCTAATGCTACAACATTATCTCTTAATGTAGCACTTTCTAAAAATGTCTCATTTACCACCATATTGGTGTTAAATGCTGTGTAATACGTATTATATGCTAATACATCTAAGAGGTTACTCCAGGTAGATCCCTCAAAATCAAAGTCAGTAAATTCTGCCTGCGATCTCAAGTATTCCTTGAGAGCAGTCTTGATGTCTGCAAAATCTAAATTTGATATCTGAACGTATGGCATTTATCGAGTTCTCTCTAAGAAGAATTCTATTACTACAGGAAAATCTTCTCTACCAATGATTTCAAAATTTATAAAGACATCAAACCCATTATCTTCATAATTTGAACTTACATCCAAATCTAGAATTTTGATTCTTGGTTCATATCTATTAAGGGTGTCTGCAATGTTTCTAGCAATTTGACCAGCACTTGCTGCATCAACAGGTTCAAATAGTAAATTACGAAGATCGGATCCCAAATCTGGTTGAAATGGTCTCTCGCCCTTATTTGTAAGCAATAAGTTAATAACTGCTTGCTTAACTGCAGCATCATCCTTCTTGACGATTAAATCACCTGTTACAGGATGCGGTTTGAACGTAATGCTCAAATCCTTAAAAGTTTGAAAGGAATCTGTCACACTGAAGTAGAGTTTACCTCTTAGTATTTATAGTCAATCTTTGGAATTGATCTTTCGCCCTTCTTCTTTGTTATCTTTGCTTTTTAGGCGGTTTAACCAGCGGTCGCTCGCTGGTTGTGAAATCAGAGTCATCCCCGATTTTTTAAACTCGTCACTAATATCTGTCGGACTATTACCCATGAACTATACTCCTATACATTTCTTTTGACCAGTACTTATAATACTCAGTTTTACCTAAAGTATTACGTGCTCGTAATAATTCATCACGCTTTTGACATAATATCAAATTTGCTTTGCCAAAATTACTTTGCACACCATTTATATAACTTGGATCATCCATATGATCCTCAAGGAAAATATATTCCTTATACTTCCTATTTAACTCATTCCTTGCATCTATTAATGCATTATAGGTAATATTATCACCGACAACAAAAATAGCGACATCTACCCCTTCCTTCGGGGTGATATCGCTTAATATTGTATGACTGATATTAACCTTTGCTTGCTTTGCAAATGGACATATACACATTGCTCCTAGTTCATCCCTAGGTGTTATAACATGCTCGATCCATTCGTAAATCTCTTTACTTACCTTGTCCACGATATCTCTTCTGTGCTCCATTTCTGCTGGTTGCAGATAACTTTGTATTCTTACTCTTACCTTGACGAGTACTCTTTGGTGCTCCCTGAATATAACTGCCGTTCTTGGACATTGCCATGTTGTTCTCCGTATACCTTCCTATTATATCATGATTGTGGTTGAGATGCAATCAATACTGTACTTAGTCCATAGGGTCCTACTAATGGTCTTGCCGTACCTAAAATAAATGCTTCATCCCCACTTACTACAGGCAATAACTTATTGAAAAATACTGACTTGTTCTTTAATGGTTTTAAAATCCTCGTGCCGCCTGTAGGATCTACACATGGTACGCTAGGTACAATCGGAACCCCAGGAACAGGCGCTACCGGCGTCCCTGCTGCATAGTACTTCACAATCTGCTTATTCATGAATAACCCTGCAGTAATCGGTGTACCGCCGATCGGTGCCGCAGCAAATAAACATGTCGCATTTGTTGATGCTGTGTCAACTGTTGCTGGAGTTACTAGTAATGGCATTGATTTGCTGTTTTAATTCCTGTAATTGTATATACACGTCATTTAGAAAATTTACTAACGTCTCATGATCATCTGAGCCAGGTCGGCAATACATCATCGTCCCTGGTTCCTCACATTCCTTCAACCTCTTCTCCAAGGAATTCAACCTCACTTCTATGTCTTTCTCCATTTTTAAAACTTTCCTTATGTTGTATGCCGTATGCTCCAAATGCACTGCTTATCTCCATTTCAGGTGCTCCAGTAGCACTCTTATAATAGTCTAATGCAGCATCTTGGATGACATCGGCAAATTCATTGAAATCATCAAACTTTTGCTCCTTGATAGTGCCATCCTTTGTCTTGAACTTTATCTTATGATTCTCAGTCATTTTTTTATTGGGCGGATTTTTTCGTATGCGTTTAATCCCATAATTCGTATTACCTCCCCTAGGCATATCATAATATAACTAATTTCCTCGAAAGGTGTCGGTCGCATTTTTTACCAGGCAGATTTTTTTATTTTAGGGACCCAGAAGTATTTATCTCGCTTGGGTAACACTTTGTAGGTTAGACTAGGGGTCGGAGTCCCATAACAAAAAAGGGGCATATAACTGCCCCCTGTGTTTAACTTAGTGCTGCCACTGATCTTCTACATTGTCTCTTAATCTGTGCCAGTGCGTAGTTATCGCTTGGTGTCTTTGAGCATGTTTGAATGATACCTAGATCAGGGTGTTTGTATTTCAAATGCTTGGAATCGTCAAAGAAAACAAATCCATACTCATCCATGATAGCATCAACTGCTTTCCTGTACTTGCCGAGTTGTTTAGACATAGTGTGTGTGGGGTTAGTGTAAAGAAAGGGGGGCGACCCCTTAGAGTTCAGCGAGCATCTCATCCATCTCATCGGTGTCTACCTTGTCTGACAACCATGCCACGCCGTCGCCCGTGATGTACTCACCGAACTCATCGATGAATCGCTTTGCCCATCGACGATACCCTAGATTCTGGTTTGCTTTGGCGTGGTGGTAGATCATCTCCTCATTGCTGA